GACTCGTGTGGGCTATCGTTCTAAGATTATTTGGTGTGGCGATTATCGTCAAACTGATCTAAATAAGAAAAAGAACGACATGTCTGGGATTTTGAAATTTTTTGATATTGCTCAGCATATGTCTGCGTTTACTCGTATCGAGTTTACGCCAGATGACATCGTGAGAAGCTCTTTGGTTAAGGATTACATTTTGGCGAAACTTCGATATGAAGATCATATTGAAGGAAACCATCATGGAACTAATCACCGCTGAACAATTTAAACACTTATTCCCAAGAGCACAAGATCACGCTGGCTGGGCTACAGCAATGAATAATGTATTCCCAACATACAACATTAATACTCCACAACGTGTTGCTGCTTTCTTAGCACAATGCGGACACGAGTCTGGTGGTTGGACTACATTCGAAGAAAACTTGAATTATTCTGCACAAGGATTGTGTAGCATTTTTAAGAAGTACTTCCCGACTTTAGAAGCAGCCACACCTTATGCTCGTAAACCAGAAATGATTGCCAACAAAGTTTATGGTGGTCGTATGGGTAATGGACCAGAGTCTTCTGGTGATGGATGGAAATATCGTGGACGTGGACCAATCCAGTTAACTGGAAAAGATAATTACCGTGCATTCGCACAGGAGATGTTCGAAGACTGGCAAAACCTATTCGAGAATCCAGACTGGGTTACAGCAGATCGTGACTTTGCACTAATGTCAGCTATCTGGTTCTGGAACAAAACTAATTTGAATCGTGAAGCAGATGCTGGTGATATCAAGACAATGACACGTAAGATCAATGGTGGATACATCGGTCTTGAAGATAGAATTAAGCATTACAATGAGGCGATTCATTTGTTAACATGAAACTTTTACAAAAATTTTATGATCATGGTGAAGTAGATGTTAGTCAATTACTAAGTGTTCTTCCAAACATAACAGAAGAACACTGGTATGCATGGCAAGGAAGAAATGAACCAACTATTCCTTTCTTGTTCATGCCAAACTTCACTCCACCTTTTGAGTTTGATAAGATAGTATCTTACAGACAACCATCATGGTTAGAAGATATTGTCTTACCACTGGGTCAGAATTTAGAAAAGAAGTTTAATGGTAGGATTCTTAAGTTGATGTTGATAGCAGTTGAGCCTGAAGCTATTAATGGATACTTTCATATAGATCCAAGTGAAACGCTGACGATGGTTCACAGATTCCATATGCCATTGGTACAATCTGATTTAACAAGATATCATGTAGGTGGCGAGGAGTTTGCGATGAAAGTTGGTCACTGGTATGAAAAAGACAATACTTTGATACACGCTGTTGTTAACTACGCTGAACCAAGACAAAGGCGAATGACGCTACAATGCGACGTTCTTCCTTTAGACGAAACAAGATTTGATTTGATAGAAAACTTATATCCTAGAACTTAATGAAAACATTTATACAGCATGATTTTGGCGAACTCAAACGTGATACTAAACCCGATGGAAAGAGAACATATCTTACCCCATCGGGTTTTTCGTATCCATCCGTCACAACGATTACAGGACAAGCTACCGCAGAAGGAATCGCAAAATGGAGGCAAAGAGTCGGGAATGAAGAAGCGAACAGAATCTCAGCAAAAGCCTCTGCAAGAGGCACACGAGTCCACCAACTCTGCGAAGATTACCTTAAAACAGGAACAGCTATCCCAGACATATTTGACCAAGAGATGTTTGGGTCGATCAGACCACTACTCGACCAAATTGACAACATACACTGCTTGGAAACTCCGCTTTATTCTGACTACTTACAAGTCGCTGGAACAGTTGACTGTATCGCCGAGTTTCAAGGTAAACTTGCTGTCATAGACTTTAAGACTGCAAGTAAACCAAAAGACCGTGATGATATCCACCACTACTTTATGCAATGTGCTGCATATTCAGTGGCGTTCGAAGAACGAACAGGTATTCCGATTGGAAGGTTAGTTGTAATCATGGCAGTCGAGGATGATGATCCTCGCTGGTTTATTGAAAAGCGAGATAACTGGATTGCAGGTTTTAGAAAATTGAGACTTGACTACAAGCATAAACATGGAGTATAATAAATACTAATATTGCTGTATGAAGCAAAGAGAAAAGTGTTCTGGACGGGAGTTCGATTCTCCCCACCTCCACCATAAGGAAGTTTATGAAACTAACAGAAGAACAATTGAAGGAAAGAATCGCACACATTAGAGAACAAGATACCGTTCTTGTTTTGGAAAATGCTGTGAACTATGGCGATCCTTGGAGAGCATTGTATCTTGCCGCAATTGAAGAAATAAAAGAGTTGCGTGAAAAAGTTTCCTTATGATGGGGGTGACTAGGTTTCGACAGGGCAAAGAGTAACAGAGTGGACAGCACGGTAATGTGAAAACCGTAGGACTGGGGATTCTCGGTCGAAGAAGCAAAAAACGTAAACGCAAACGACGAACTGTTCGCATTAGCAGCCTAAACACTGCTTAGGGTTTCGGTAGGTTTCCTCGTAACAGAATAACCTACCACATTTGTTATGACTTAACAAGCCACGTCATCAAGGAGAATCCTATGAAATCATTTATCACTGCACTATTAATCACATTCGCATCTACATCTTTTGCTGCAGAGCCAGCTAAGAAAGAAGCTGCACCAGCTGTTCAAAACGACAACTGTGTTAAGAAAGATAAAAACGGCAAGTGCCCACCACTACCAAAGAGTGAAAAGCCAACACCAAAGAAAAAGCCTGAAGAAAAGAAGTAATCTTTCCTAAATATAATGTGAGGGTTGGAAGACCCCTTAAAACTTCCATTACACATTACACACAAAAAGGAGAAACCTATGTCTAACATGACACCCTTCGAGATTCGTCTCGAACTTTTGAAAATGGCTCAAACTATGCTTGAGCAAGATTATTATGGCAAACGTGAGCAAATTTCTAATGACTGGCAAGTCAAAGTAGAAAATGCTCGACACGCAGGTGCTGCACCTCCAGAACATCCTGGATTCCCAGCATATCCCACCGAAGCCGAAGTTATTGCGAAAGCATCTACACTAAACGGATTCGTGTCACAAATCCCACTTACACAAGAAAAGACTAGCAAAAAGTCCACCTGATAGGGATAGGAACAGTGTATTCATTTGCACTGTTCTGTAACTTAGAAAAGGAGATAATTATGCGAAAGCGATTAGCCTTTATTTTATTGCTGCTTATAGTGAGTTTAATACCTATACTTGCGGCAACTACGCATGATGATAGAATTTTAAAAGTTGAGTACACTCAACTAACAAAGGATGCAAGAAAACAAGTAGATTGTTTAGCTCAGAATATTTACTACGAAGCTGGTCATGAGCCAGAAAAGGGAAAGATTGCAGTAGCCCTTGTAACTTTAAACAGAGTAGAAGATCCAAGATATCCAAAAGATATTTGTTCTGTAGTGAAACAAAGAGTAAAATCTACTTGTCAGTTTAGCTGGTTCTGTGAATCTGGTAAATCTATTAGAAATAATGAAGCATATAATGAAGCGCAACGAATTGCTTTATATGTATATGCTAATTATGAGAAACTAAAAGATTTCACAAATGGCGCTTTATTTTACCACGCTGATTATGTTAACCCAAGATGGAAAGGACTAGAAAAGACTGCTGTTATTGGCAGACATATCTTTTATAGAGAAAAGTAATTATGATGAACAAATTAAATATCCAATTGAAAGAAGACAGTACGCAACATTCATTCTTTCTTTTGATGGAAGAAATATCGCTGCCAACTGTAAAACAATGCGTTGAATGGATTTTTGAATGTAATTTCCAAGAAGAAAGACCCGAATTACTTAATTTGATTATCACATCTCCAGGTGGTGATTTAAATGCTGGGTTTGCCTTAATTGATGCAATGCGTGGTTCAGCTATTCCAATTAGAACAATTGGTTTGGGTCAAATTGCTTCTGCTGGACTTATGATTTTTATTGCTGGAGAAAAGGGTAAACGTATATTAACACCAAATACATCTATTCTTTCTCACCAATATTCATGGGGTGCTTTTGGTAAAGAACACGAATTGTTTGCCACCGTAAAAGAATTCGATTTAACTACAAAGAAAATGATTCAGCATTATAAAAAATGTACTGGATTATCTGAGGCTAAAATCAGAGAGATTCTATTACCACCGCAAGATATGTGGTTAAGTCCACTTGAATCTAAAAAGTTAGGATTATGCGATGAAGTTAAAGAATTATCTTAAATATTCTGGTTTATGGGCTGGAGTTGTTTTAAATCCATACCATTGGGAATTTAAATTTACGAATATTAAACCTGATGAATTGAACCCCAATAATTATGGATTTATGATTTCAATTGGACCAGTATGGGTTCGTGGAGTTATAGATGATGGATCTTGGTAAAATAAAGGAGTTGATAATGCGTGAATTTGGTTTTTATATTTCTTGTTTATTATCTTTAGTTACAGTAGTTTTATCAGTTACTTTTTTCCATTATAGCGAAATGAAGTCTATTGAGAAAAACGTAGAATCTGCAATTGTAAAAGGTATTGACCCTATTGCTGTTCGTTGTGCATATGCATTACCATCAGATAATGTTTGCGTTGCATACGCTGCATCCCACCAACCGACCCCTGTAAAAACAGGTAAGTAAGTGCTAACTTACTAATAACCCCTGTAGTCTAGGGGTTATTCTAGGGTGTTGTCTTTAATTCCACTTTACTGTATAATAATTGTATAGAAAGTTGAAATGGAGTCTACACTATGAAACTGTTGAGCACTGGTAACCCAAAGTTGATGAAGGGTGAGAAGAAAGGTTATATGTCTTTTGTTCTCCATCTTGCCCCAGCTAATCTTTCTGGCAAAGAAACCTGCCCGAAACGCACTGCTGGTTGTACAGCTGCATGCTTGAACACTGCTGGTCGTGGTGGTATGTTCAAGAAGGGTGAGAACACCAATGTTATTCAGCAAGCACGTATCCGCAAGACTAAGATGTTTTTCGAAAATCGTGATGAATTCATGGCTCAACTTGAAGCAGACATCCGTCTAGGTATCAAACAAGCCGAAAAGAAAGGTATGATTCCTTGTTTCCGTCTCAATGGCACTTCTGACCTTGCATGGGAGAAGTATGGTATCATCGAAAAATTCCCTAATGTGCAATTTTACGACTACACTAAAGTGAATAACCGTAAAGTTTCTCATCTGGAAAACTACCACCTGACTTTCTCGAAGGCTGATGGTAACGATATGGATGCACGTGTTGCTGCATCTAATGGTATGAATGTCACTGTTGTTTTCCGTAAAGAGTTGCCCGAGACTTATCTCGGCAAACTTGTGGTGAATGGTGACGACACTGATTTGCGTTTCTTGGATCCGAAGGGTGTAGTTGTTGGCTTGAAAGCCAAAGGTAAAGCCAAGAAAGACACATCGGGTTTTGTTGTTTAATTTTAGGAGATACAAATGAAGAGAATCGCATTATTCGCCGTAGTTGCTAGCCTGTTGTCAGCGCCAGCGTATGCTTGGGGTCCACGTGAGCAAGGTATGCTTGCTGGCGCAGCAGGTTTGTGGATTTACCAGCAACTCAGTCGCCCACCTGTGGCTGTTTATCAGCAACCTGCACCTGTGGTTGTTGCTCCACCTCCAGTTGTGTATCAACAACCTGCACCTGTTTATCAACAAGCACCTTCGCAGATTTATGTTTACCCGACCAATGTTCCTATTCCTCCAGGAATGTCTTGCAATCTCTACAGTGAGATGATTAATGGTCAAGTTGTAACCGCAAACTACTGCCAGTATCGCTAATATGATTATCCACGGACATTTTGGTAAATCTAAGAAACGTAAACCGACTGCAAAACAGCGAGAGCTAGATGCAGCTTGGGAAAACCTTGTCAAGAAGTATGCACCTAAGAAGCCTATAGCGAAGACTAAGGATGAGGGTTTCTCATACTCACTTGGAAAACCTGCTCGTCGTGAGACGCCTTACATTCCAAGTCTTAATGGTGGTGTAGAGTCTGGTTCTGCTATTAAAAAGCAGTCTCCGATTTATACTGGAACTAAAGTTAAGGGCATCGGTACTATGCACAAGTCCAACGCTGTTCCAATCTTCAGCGACGAAGAAGCCCGAGATATTGCAACTATGAGAAGAGGGTAAAACCTAAATAAAGTATGAAAGAATTTTGTTCTAAATGCGCAGAATTAGAAGCACAGATTGAGGTGCTAGCCCAACAACATCATAGAGAAATGCAGTGCATGAAACAACGACTAGAAGAGTCTAAGGTTGAATGTAATAAACTGCAGACTGAAAATGATGCATTATCGTTAGATCTGGCTTTTTATAGCAAGGAAATTAAACTAACACCCCACGAGGATTATAAATGAATAACGCAAAAACTATAAAAAAGTACCATGAAATGGTTGGTGTCAAGATGCGACTTGACAAATTCTTTTCTATGTTTTTAGATCAGTATGGCGATCAAATGGATCCAGATAAAGTAGATACCCCTGTTTGGAAATTGTACAAAGCTAAACTAAAAGAGTATGATGCTATTTCCAAAGAGATTAAAGCCATTGAATATTGGATGAGTAAAAATAACATTGTGTTGGAAGACGATCAAGACTAATTATGTTCAAAACAGCAAATGATTTTTCCCTACATATCGAGGGAATTGTACGTGAGAAGAAGATGACATATATGGACGCTGTTCTAGATTATTGCAAAGAAAATTATCTTGAGCCAGATGATGTAGCGTCCTTGATTAATAAGTCTCTTAAAGATAAAATTGAAATGGATTTTCGTGAACTTAACTACTTACCTAAACAAGCGCAGTTGGATATCTAAATTACTTGTAGTATTACTATCATTAGTTTGGTTATCCTTTGGTGTATATTTTGCCTATCTAATGCAAAATAGAGACCACGTAGTATATAATTGTGAATTGTCCGAAATCTCACCAGACTTTCCACCTAAAGTTCGTGAGGAATGTAGGAAACTGAGAGCGCAAAGTGGACGGATATAAAGCATATCGTTATTACCTAGCAATAAAACTTCACTTCACCACAGACAAATTCGACGTATTCCAAAATCGTGGTAATGTCCGTGGTACTCGTGAGGCATTCAACGCTAGAAATGATAGATACATTTTTGAAAAGTTAGCTCAGAAGTACAGTGACGACAAAGAAATTATCCAGTTCTTTGTTTCCAACTTTGTGTATGGTAATGACACTGCAATCTATGCTGGTCAAGAAGCAGAAGATTTATACACTGAGTGGCAACGAAGAAAGCAAAGTATCACAAAGATATTTGTAGATGACTTGGCAACAATGCTGATGTTTTTAGAAACCAATAAACTAAAACCCAATGCATTGTTTAAATTTACAGATAGTGAATACCCAGTTTGTCTTAATCTGTTTATTGGTGGTAAAATATGTATAGAAACTCTTAGAATTATTGATGACTTGCAACCATTCTTAGATGAGTGGATACAACATTCTTCCGTCAGATATATTTGGGATGCAGAGATGCGAAGAATAAAAAAGTTGACAGGATTCGTTAAATACGATAGAATTAAGGTTCAGCAGATCTTTGATCATTTTATTGAAGAAGTTTCAAACTAATCATGGGTAAGACTTACAAGAAACAAAATCATCGCTTTGATGATGAAACTCCCTCTGGTCGTTCAGGGAAGCATAGCAAACATACCAACGGTAAAAAAACTGGAGGTATGAGAACACTAAATAGTTATGTTGAAGAAGATTATGACTTTGAAGAAGATGAAAATCCATTCGAAGATGATATTGCAATAGATGATGAGATTTACATTCAACATACTAAAAATACAAACGATACTCCGTAAATACGAAAGGAAATACTATGGACATTCAAACACTCCGTAAAATGCGCAACTCTGACTTTGGTAATATTGCCAATGCTTTTGAGAAAATCGCAAACCCTCAAACCGAATCAAAGTCATACGCCGATGATCGCTTTTGGCGTCTCGAAGGTGACAAGGCTGGCAACGGCACTGCAACGATTCGTTTCCTGCCACGTGTAGAAGGTGATGAACTCCCATGGGTTAAAATCTTCTCTCACGGATTCCAAGGTCCAACTGGTAAATGGTACATCGAAAACTCTCTGACCACTCTTGGTGAGAATGACCCTGTCGGTGAACTTAACACTCAGCTATGGAACACTGGTTCTGAAGCCAACAAAGAAATTGCACGTAAACAAAAGCGTAAGCTGAGTTTCATCGCAAACATCTTGGTTGTGTCTGATCCCAAGCATCCCGAGAACGAAGGCAAGGTATTCTTGTTTAAGTTTGGTAAGAAAATCTTTGATAAGATTATGGACAAGGCTCGTCCTACTTTTGAAGACGAGAAGCCAGTGAATGTGTTCGACTTCTGGGAAGGTGCTAACTTCAAACTGCGTATGCGTAAGAAGGATGGCTATGCTAACTATGATGAGTCTGCATTCATGGAGCCAGCAGCAATTGGTGACGATGAGTTTATCGTTGAAGTCGCTGGTGGACAGCACAAGTTGGCAGAATTCTTGGATCGTAAAAACTTCAAGTCTTACGATGAGTTGAAGAAGAAACTCAATGAGGTTCTTTCTGGTGATTCTTTTGCAGGTAAGTCTGCAGCTGAAATGGCTGCTGATGATCGCCCAATCGCCCCTGCTCCAGAAGCAAAGTCAGCTCCAGCGTTCACGCCAAAGGCATCTAAGCCAGCACCAATGGATGACGATGACGATGTGATGTCTTACTTCGAAAAGATTGCTCAAGAAGACTAATCTTC